AAGAGTATAAACTCTCTGGGAAAGATCCTTAAGAAGAACTTCATTGATGCGTACGATCAGTTCCTTAAAGAGGGCGTAGAGTTGAGATATCCGGGAAAGACATTAATGATCAACATCGAAAAGCTCAAGAAAGGGTTAGAATGGGATCAGATGGATTATGATTTTAACTATGGAGGATCCGGGGCATCTATGAGGACCTCGTGTATCGGTTTGGCGTACCATTCTCCTAAAGAGTTCGAAAACTTAATGAGAGTATCAATTGAATCATCAAGAATGACTCATAATTCAGCGACAGGGTTTCTCGGTGGCTTCACCTCCGCCCTATTCACATCATACGCTATCCAAGGTGTCGACATCAAAAAATGGCCATTCAAGTTGGTTGAGCTATTCGATAACCAGACCATTAACCTGTATATCAGAGAGGCCGGCCGAGACGTCGGAAACTACTTTGAAGACTTTCATGTATTCATTAAAAAATGGAAAAGATATTTAGATGATAAGTTTGATGATAATGGAGAGCCGGTTGCTAGACGATCCAGTAGAGACCTTAGAGCGAGAACTGAATACTATAGTAGGACGTACGGAGATGAACGTGAGCCGGATAAATTTTTTATAGGCTCCGGGGGCGATGATTCAACTATCATATCGTACGATTGTCTGTTAGACGCTGGGAAGAATTGGGAAAAACTTGTGTTTTACGCGATGTTGCATGGCGGAGATACTGATACAACGGGCTGCATCGCCGGATCCTGGTACGGTGCTCTATACGGCTTTACCGACGTGCCAAAACACCTATTGAATAATATTGAGATGAAAGATGAGATAGAAAAGTTAGGAAAGGATCTTTATAAGAAGTTCGGTAAATGATTGTGCATGGATATTATAATGATGTAGAGCGAAGCTGAACTTTATTATATGGTGTAGGCACATGCGCCTTTAGAGTTAATATCGATCGTATCGATATCATAATATGAGTAAATATTTCATACTATGATTGCGACGATATCAAGTCAACACGTTAGGGCGCATAACCACGAATGATTGTCATTTAATGATACGCGCCTTAACGTGTCGTTCTGATATCGTCGGTACCATAATAAGAGATACTTACTCATATTATGATAGCAATACAATCTCTATACACTCTACGCGCTTGCGCTTATACCATATAATGAAATTCAACTTCGTTTTACATCATTATAATATCCACGCACAATCATTTACCGAACTTTGTTCATGATAGAGTTTAAAAGGTACATATACATATATCTTTTCGAGCTATATAGCAATCATTTATTTAGAGTTCTCATTAACAAATTTAACTAGGTCATCTGCTGTTCTATTCTTTTCGAACATAACACGAGAACCATCAGTGGGGTATATTATAACGGTAGGGAACCCCTCGATACCTTTTTGGAAGCACATTTGTGCATTTTCACCTTCACAGTTTATCTTCTTGACTGAAAGTCTGGGCATCTCTCTCGATGCACGTTGTTCAAATTTATCCCATTCAGGCATGAACATCTTACAGTATCCACAGCCAGGAGAGTAGTATAAGACGATCTCACCGAGAGGTTTATCGGATACCTCCTTGTAACCCTCCTCCGGTCTAACGGTAGGAACCACCGAGGGCGCTTGTTTAGGACAATCAACGAACAGGTAGATTAAAACTATAACAACGAGCAAACCCAATATAACATAACCCAACTTAGCATTCATTATAATCTATACTATGACCGGATATAAAATTTTTATAAGTCGTAAAGAGTTAAATTTTTTATATAGAATAATATATATATACTTAATGTCCGCCGATTATTACAAATACTTTTTTGGCGATGAGAGAGGAGAGACGTTCGTTAGAGTATTCCTAGATGAAAATTTTCTGCCACAGAAGGTTCTTGATTCAAAACAAGAAGCGATTATGACTGGAAGATATAGAACACCCGAAGATAACCGATTCGAAGGGTTTGATAGATCCGATCCTGATAGGAATGTACAAAATATTACTAATGGAAAACCTGACACGATTGTAGTTGGTCCGAACGATGTACATCCAGAGTTTGTATTTTTTATACAACAGTTAGCAGCAAGGATGAACAATATTGATAAGCCTACTGCAGAAGGAACGCAACTTGAACCTATAATAACAAATTTATTGGTTAATCATAATAATGCAAAGGAGTCAATCGTTAATGCTATTAGAAATAAATTTGGAAAAGCTAATATAATTATTGATGATTTTAAGCAACTGGTTGATGCAATTCCAAGAGGAGAATTAGAAGCTGTATCAAAGGCAGATACGAGAGAGTCAGTGTACAGCCAATTAATTGATACGATAAATAAAAAAATAGAGAAGATATTGACAGAAGTCAACAAACAATGCAAAGAGGTTAGGCCTCCTACTGGAATAGCAACAAAAGAGGAAGATCAATGTGAAGCTGAAGGCCTCTTCAATATTGTTAGTCATAAGATTATATTCTTAGTAAAGAATGCGATTAAGACCCAGTATTACGATGCACATACAACACTGTTGAGAAGCGATCCAGCCCAAGAGATCGTTGAGAACGTTTATGCTAAATGGAGTTCAGTACCACAAGAGCAGAAGAGGTTTTATAAAGAGTACATTGGTATAGAAAAAAGAAGTTCGATCGATCCACGACAATGGGAACCAGTTGATGTAGATAATCTTAAAATCGATAAGAAGGATTATGACAATTACAGAATTAATCTTCTAAAAGGAGCTAATGGNNAAGTTTAGGATCAACGTCAAAACTCTTGTTAAGGACGTTTTACAAACGGTAAAAGATCTTAATAAATTCAAGAAGATTCCATATGATGGTCCAATTTTTGATCTTGAGAATGAAGGAGTATGGTTCAGAGCATCCGATGGAAATTATGTCAAAGATGATAATGGCAAACTACTCAAGTTCGGATCGGATGATGACCGAACATTAGTTCATCTAACTAGAGATAAATGTTACTCTACTGCAGTCAACGCGACACCAGAACAGTGTAGGAAGTATCTTTATGAGTGCCTACTTAGTGGAGATGAATCTGGAGTACAAGTCTGCCTCGACATGAGACATTTATCTGGAAACTTCTATGATGTAGCAAAGACCGAAATTGAGCATATGCATCCAGCGATGGCCATTATGATACTTCAGAAATTTGGTTTTAGATCACATGAGACTTATGATAACAAAGCGCAACAAAAATTAGTCAAGATAGAATCAGGTGATCATTGGAGAGACGATTATCTTCAGAAGGTATTCATACAGAATTATGATAAGTATAAAAAAACAGGTAGGTTACCGACATGGAAATTAATTGGTGGTGGTCTAACTCCCGAACAGCAGACTAATTGGTCAAAGTTCTTAGATGAGAATAAACATCTTATATCTTATCTTAGCATGATATCAGACTTTGTAAATGCCAATCCTGGAATCCTCAATCAAGATTTCTTTGGTCTTAGTGATGAATACACCAGAAGTAAGGAAAATAATTTATTCCGCAAAGAGGATGATATCGGAAAAGATTACCAGTTCATTAAGAGACTACAATTTGCGCATGATTATAAGCAACATATGGAACTTCCGTTCGGAATTCATCAGATGGCATTAAGTGAAAATTGCCCACCATTTATGTTTGACATGTATGGAAATCCTGATCCAGTCTGTAGAGCAGCTACTGGTCTTTATGTACATGTAGACCCACTTGCAGGAAAATCAATTGACTATTTCGAGAAAAAAGTCAAAGAAGAAGACACAGCCGAAACAATCGTTCAATATCTAAATCATCTAATAGATTATCTTCACGCAAAAAAACATAATTTAGGATCACTTTCCGATCTCAAGCAGAAGATCCTCAAAATAGCAGAAAAAGATAAAAATACACGACAAAATCTCTTAAGAGAATTACATGTTCTCACTCAATATGCTAAATTGTGTTCTCAATTTAAGGGCTATGATGATAAAATAATAAACGAAGAGAACGTAGAACGCCTTAAAACGATCTGTCGTAAGTCATACACGAATTTGTTTGAAAATGAAAAAGATCTTCTTGATGAAGGAACTAAACTAGAAGATGAATTAAATAAATTACGAGAGGCTAAAGCATAATTGGTTATCCATCATTCGAAAACACCAAACCGCTTATTCCGGTGGCGATTCTTAATATGTTATAACTAAGGGCATATATCCTTAGTTTTGCGGTTCTACATGTATTTATTTTCGGGACGGTTTCGAGTCTAAGTCTTATATTATCAATTTGACTTAAATTCGCCGCTCCAGAAGGTTGGTGTTTTTCTGGATTAATTGCGAATGAATATACGTTTATTCCATGACGAGGGCCATGTGTATGATGTTGGTACACTTGTACGTCGGTATAGTATGACGAGTCTCGATACGATACTCTTTCTTGTCCATTAAATATAATGGACGCCTTTGTAATTATATTACGACCGACATATTCCCCTTTGCAATCAGTTAGTAGTGAATCGGTATAGTTGAAGGTCTCATTAACTCTAGTATTTAACGCTTCGGTCAACTGAGCAACCCATATGATCTCTTTCGTAGGTTGTGAGAACCCTATCTTGAATTTCTGATGAATTCCGTCTATCGTCTGTTCACCTTCAAACTGAAGCTGTTCTATCAGATACTCATGACGAGCCTGTGTAAATCTAACCCTCTCTTCATCGTCAAGGAATATATATTCGGCCAATAAATAGGCCTCTTTTAATGATATATTTTTAAGGTTTATATTTCGATTTTGATCATTCTTTTCTATCGCATCGATGCAAGGTAACGCTTCGAAGCATGATTGAAGTCCTCTTATGGTATATTTATCTGGGCATACAGTATGTTCGGATGGCGATTGAAATCGATTATCGGTAATCCTACGTAAATATAGGCGTTTATCCATTATATCAAAATGGACAAACTGAGCCAAAGAGGCACAACCATCCACACACTGTTCTATATATTCAAACTGTTGAAAGTTAACAAAGTCGTTTTCTACGTTTATATAGTGAGTCGGCGCTAATGTGAATAAGCGATCAAACTGGTTAAATTCGATGTTTAGTTTCACATGATTATACTGTAGGGCAACTAACGGTAGGGCTAGGCCCGCGAACCGATTGAACCAGAACTGTAGGGGTATATAGAGTTTATATGAAGGTTTGCCGTTCGTATACTCAACGAGCTCTTTAACGTCACCGATTAATCTAGGAATATGCTTTTGTCTGGTGACGGTAAGTTCGTACCATATGTTTAGCCAGTCGCCGTATTGGCGATCGATGAGTTCACCTCCGAGCTCTATCTCGACATTCTTAATTAGAGCAAAACCGACTCGTTTGACCCATGCAAATTTTGTTATAACATCAACATTACCGTTCTCATCGACGAACTGTGGAATCATCGGTAAAACAGCAACTAAATACACTTTTCTAATTAAATCACCGTTTCTCGATAATATGCATGTAACCCGACGTCCGAATTCTGGGTTAGATACGAACGGTTGTTGTATTATTTCGGTTGAAAAGTTTGTATGTCTTCTATAAACCATTTTGAAAAATGTTATTTGTGGATCAGATGATAGGAACAGATCCTGATCACCATATGCGACCAGTTGTATTAATCCGCCAGTCATTATATTATATTTTACGGATATATAATATTTGATGGATTGGACATATTGAATCGTGAGGTAATGGTATTACATCATGATGACTTGGATAAGTATCATTCTTTATTCTTAGCTACGATTGCGTTCCATTCGTGTTCCGCTATTGGTAAACTATCCAAAATTAATCATTTTGGCTAATTTGGTAACCTAATTTTTGATGATTAGTTATGCATTTTTCGGAATTATTTATCTGATAATTAACTTTTTATATAACCTCATCCACAAAATATTTTATAGTATTCAACTTCATTTTTTGGCTAATTTTTGTATAATATTCGATTGATTTCTTTTTTAATGTTGAATACATAATAGGTTGTTACTTTAAAGGCCCATAGCTGACCTACTATTGATTTTTTACTTATCAATAGATTTAAGAAATATGTTTCTTGCACCACCATTATCTCTATCAATTTCCAGATTACAAAAATCACATTTATATATTCTGGCTTTTCCCAAATCGGTTTTTAGACAACCACATGTAGTACATGTTTTACTTGTATATGCTTCGTCTATTTCTGTATAACCAATTTTTCGTTGTTTGCATTTAAAAGCTAATCTTTGTTTGAATTTATACAATTTCATTAATGATGCAATTCGTTTGATATATTTGTTCAGATTATTCTTATAACTATTTTGTATAATATTTTTGGTACTTAGGTTCCCAATTAATATATTACAAAAATTATTCGTAAGATAATTTATACTTATATCAAGCGAAAAATTTTATATAGTTTTATTCACTAAAAAAAAGTTGATTTAACTATTGAATACATGAAAAACATTTTTAATATGAAAAATATCAAAAATCTAAGAACGCAATGAGTGATGCATTCGATAGGCTCAGAAACATAGTGATATGTGCGAATGTCGACCATGGGAAGACTACTTTAACTGATTCCTTTGCCGCAAGGGCCGGATTAATCTCGGTAGACGACGCTGGTAGTAAGCGATGGGCGGACACCCGTGAGGACGAAAAGGAGCGAGGAATTACTATAAAGTCGACAGGAATAGCAATGAACATAGATTTCGAAAAGACCGAATATCATGTCAATCTAATCGATACCCCCGGTCATGTTGACTTCAATAGTACGACTCAATCCGCACTGCGCCTTGTAGATGGTGCCATCGTCATAGTTGATGCTGTCGAAGGAGTGGCTGTCCAAACTGAAACAGTCCTACGTCAAGCCCTAGCTGAACAGGTTAAACCGATCCTATACATCAACAAACTCGATAGATATTTTTTCGAATTACACTTAACACCAGATGAAGCATATAATAAAATCGTCGATATAATCATAAAAATGAATGATTTAGTTTCGATGTATAAGTCAGAAGGATCATCATTAGATCTAGAATTATCACCATCTCTAGGTACAGTCTATTTTGGCTCAGGGCTTCACAATTGGGGCTTCGGCATTCATAACTTCGCTATCCCACTATCCAAAAAAGCAGGTATCGATCAATCTGTCTTTATGAAGAGATTATGGGGAGAGTACTTCGTTGATCCCGAAACGAATAAGATCACAACTGAATCGATGAAAGATGGAAAGCGTTTAGAGAGGACGTTTTGCAAGTTCATACTTAATCCTATATTTCAGATCGTAGAGTCCATCATGAAAAAGGACAAAGAGACGTATATCAAGATGCTCGAAAAAGTAAATGTTAACCTGTCCCAGGCGGAACTTGAAAAACCAGAGAAGGAGTTGTATAAGCTAGCTATGAAACGCTATTTACCAGTTGCTGATGCTCTAATGTACGGTATTGTTCATCATCTACCATCACCGAAGCAAGCACAATCTTATCGTTGTTCTACTCTGTATGATGGTCCATTAGACGATGAATTTGCGACAGCTATAAAGAACTGCGATCCAAAGGGACCGTTAATGATATACATTTCGAATATGATTCCAACAGATGATGGAGGCCGTTTTTATGCCTTCGGAAGAGTTTTCTCTGGAACGGTCAGTACAGGTCAAAAAGTAACGATCCTTGGTACTAATTACAAGTATGGTTCTACAGAAGAACTATTCGAAAATAAATCCATTCAACGTGTCATTCGAATGATAGGCAATCGCGCGGAACCGTGCGACTCCATTGAATGTGGTAACACCGTCGCTCTTGTCGGTATCGATGATTACGTCCTTAAGTCATGCACAATCACATCTGATTCCAAAGCGCATCCTATCAAGACGATGAAGTTCTCAGTATCTCCAGTCGTCAGAGTATCCGTTGTACCAAAAAACATTGCTGATCTTCCAAAACTCGTCAAAGGTATGAAGAAATTATCCAAATCAGATCCATGTGTTCAAACATACACAACCAAAGAGGGCGAAAATATCATCGCCGGCGTTGGAGAGCTTCACATTGAGATCTGTCTTAATGATCTCAGAGCATTCATGAATAGTGACATTAAGGTATCAGATCCAGTTGTTCCTCTTCGAGAGACTATTCTAGATAAATCAAGTCAGGTATGTCTTGCTAAGTCTAGTAACAAACACAATCGCCTGTATATGTCTGCCGAACCACTTGATCCGGACCTTGTTGCTCGCATGTCGAATAAAGAGATCGGCGAAAGAGATGATGTCAATGTTCGCAGCAAAATTCTCGTTAATGAGTATGAGTGGAATCCGAACGATTCAAAGAAAATCTGGGCGTTCGGGCCAACTGGACCAGAAGAGACGAATCTATTCGTCGATGTTACCAAAGGACTTCAATATCTTAACGAAATAAAAGATAGCGTTACAACGGGCTTTGAGACTGTTTGTTCACGTGGAGTATTATGTAATGAACCTCTCCAAGGAGTCAGATTTAATCTGCATGATATGACAATACATCAGGACTCCGTCCATCGCAATGGCGCGCAGCTAATTCCTGCTACTCAACGAGCTTTAATGGCATCTATTCTTACAGCTCAACCTGCCATCCTTGAACCGATATATCTTATTGAGATCCAAGTCCCTGATCAACATATTGGTACTGTTTACAGTTGTCTTAGTTACAAACGTGGTAGAATCATCTCTGAAGAGAAGACCGTTGGTGCTCTTAATGTTATTAAAGGCTATCTTCCAGTCATGGAATCGTTCGGTTTTACAAGTTTCATTCGTGAAAAGACTAGCGGTCAAGCGTTCCCTCAGATGGTCTTCGATCATTGGGAGATCATGAGTGGCGATCCTCTAGACCCCACCAGTAAAGTCGGCCAAATAGTCAGAGCCACCCGCAAACGTAAAGGGCTTCCCGAAGAGGTTCCCCCTCTTAGCGACTTTATCGACAAACTATAATCCAACCTATTATTTTATATATCAGCCTAAATCTAAACTGATATATCATCATTTATAAAATGCTAATCCCGCTTGCCCTCCAAAAATCCTTAAAATATTATAACTTAAGAGATATACTGGCATCCTATACATCGTATTATTACACTTCATATCTGCTACAGTTAAATCCTTCAATATCATATTTAATACAACGTCATCTAATTTTGATAGGTTCACGGAGCCAGACGGAGTTGGCAACTCTGGCCTTAATGCGAAGCTATATACGTTAATTCCATCGGATGGAGTCGAATAGTGTCTTGAATAAGGAACTACTTTATCATAAAATTCTGCACACTTATATTTTTCCCTATCTCTACTGCAGAACTCTATCTTCATTACTTTAGCAGGATTTATCCTTTCACAAACCGGATCTAATGTATAGTTATAGTACATTCTCTCGCAGTTCTTTAATGATCCATTAATGAAGTTAACGTTCTGAAGAGCCCAGAATATCTCCTTACATGGGTTCTCAAAGAATAATCTCTCTCTGATCCTATTTTCACAGTCTAATAGATCTTTATTTATAACTACATTGCCGTTACTCTGAACTTGTTCAATTAAATATTCTAGTTTATTCGACACAAGACTATTTCGTTCATCCGCTTCGACATATATATATTCGGCGATTATGTAACCAGACGCTTCGACCTTTCGATTGAACTGGATAAATGGTTCATGGTATGATACTTCATTGAAGTTTTTGAGTTTGATGGTTATTTCGATTTCAGAGTTGTTTAGGGCAACAAGTGGTATCGCAGAGCCAACGAATTTACAGAACCAGAATTTTAGTGGGATCTTTAGTTGGTAACCTCTTTTTGGATCGTCATTAAACTCATACAGTTCCGGAACGTTACCGATTAGTCTATCATAACCACGTTCCTTAGTTGAATGTTTGGATACTTGATGCCAGAATTGTAACCATTCTCCGGTTTGGCAATCGATCTCCTGATCATTGATCTTTATCATCATGTAGTCAATAATGTAGTGCCCAATATACTTAATCCAAGCGAACTTCGCACGATCGTCACAGTTTCTAGCAGATGCAAACTCTAATCTCTCAACTAATGTTGTCAATCGTTGAATCTCTTCATGAAACTCAAATCGCTTTTCGTCGATTATCTTCGTCGCTTTATCATGTATATCAATAACATTAGTTTCACTGATACCCAACAAGCATTTTAACGATGATCTTTTAATGATCATATCTTTCATAAACTGATAAACGTCCAATTCATTTGTAAATCCGTTATATTCCCTATTAATTAACCCTTCTGATGTTAGTAAAGTTTTCATATCAAAGTCATCAAATAGATTAGTTCGCTTTATGACGTCTATAGCCATTAATTTAGGATTACCATGATCATAATGCGGATGAGTTTCATCAAGTAGATGATCCGTTATGATATATTTATCGATCGACTTAACAACGTTATCAAACGATTCAAATTTATCTTTAGATCGTATTTCTATATTGGCATCGATTAGATGTCTATGCTTGTCGAACCTTTTTAATTGCCCATCAGTAATTCTTATCTTATTCTCTAGATATCGTTTAATGTTATGAAATGAGTTATCATTGAAATCTCTATAATAGTCAGTAGAGCGGCAGTATAGATCATTTATGTCATCGACATAGCTCTTTGCCTCAGCTCCTATATTTTCCTCATAAAAGTCAGAGGATAACAATCCATCTTTGTACAACCTATTAAAGTTTTTAACAAAGCCACTTAATAGTATGTTCCATATTGATGATATTGCATCAGATAATATCTCTTTGTTTATCGAGTTAATTTGGAACCCTCTTTCGATGTTCCTATCTTGGGCTACATATGTGGCATTATCTGGAAGCTGATTAAGAGGAGTTATAAATAAATTAATAACGGAGTTAATCCTCTCCTTAAGATCATGATGATCGCCGAAATCACACTCATCCAAAAGATGTTTGTATCTTTCCACGACGTATTCAGTAGGGAGTAACGAACGTCCATTAAACGATATGCATTTATGCAACCTAATTATCGCAGTCAGCATAAGATTTTCATCACCCACCTTTCTAAAGTTTGAATTTAACTTATCCATGGTCACAAAATCATTTTCATTATATAGCAGATCATTCAATTCAGTCTCAATCGAGTCTCTAACGGATTCAAACCTCTTCACGATCGATGATCTGTTTTCATATTCTATCCGTTTTAGATATCTGTTTATAGCCGTAGGAATATCCTGATTAGTAATAATCGGTACGTAATTCAGTAAACAGAGCTTACGTACGTTAGGTATTTTAGATAGTCTCTTATTGATCTTTTTTGTTAGTGATTTTTTTGACAGATCGAGTCTTTCCCAAAGATGGTTGTTATTAAAGTATCCGGCAAGTCTCTCATGTCTAAATAGCGATCTATTGTTGTCATGAAATGCCGAAATCCTATTAACAACAAGATCATAGAACGGATGTGGAATACCTTTAGGTTCATCTGGTTCTCCGTCCAACAGAAAAGAGTTCATAAACCTATCACCAAACTCAACTTCATTTGATGGTATCGTCGATAGATTCATAAAATCCCCTGATACTTTGTAAAACATAAACTTAGCATCTTTTAACACCAAAGATCGATATATCTTTAATTGCAACTTCGGATTTTTGATAAGCCCATACCTTACGGCATTTAGGGATGAATTACGTTCATATATCTTAAATGCATCAAGATGTTTATAGATACTTTCAGGCAATCCATCGGCAAACCTCAACATAAACATTATGTTTTCGTGGTTATAAGACGCTGGATCGGAAGATCGTTTGCCGGTTATCTGGTCATACATCATTCTTTGTACATTAGCATGTATCATATTACAATTTGCTAATGACCTATATCTACATGAACTCCCCATCAGTTCAGTAATCGCTTTATATTTAGAACCATGTTTATCAAATTTGAATAATTCATTAATCAGCCTTTCATGATATTCCGAACTGGTAATACCTACAAAGTTCTCATGATGCATGTTTGTTACTAACGCGTCTAACATAGATTTAAAGTTTCCCATTAGTCTATTTAGTTTATTTATTCGTTTTTGTACTATCAATAATATATGTTCAAAGTCTGACGGATAGAAAAGATCGTCAATTAAACGATCGGCCGGTACGATCCATCTTATTCCATGACTTGTGAGCATCTCATAAACATGTTTAATCGTTAACGGTTTGAATGATATGTCGATAGGAGGAAGGTTGATAACCAAGAAAAGCCTATGCAATAGATCGCCCCACCTCTGAACAAGGCATTTTGCCTCCTTACCAAAGTCCAGATGTGACTGAAATTGCAAATCAAGCTCATCTCTAGAAAAATTTGTATGTCTTCTATAAATTATTTTAAAAAATGTTATTTCGGGGCTTCCAATTATGAACAGATCGTCAACCCCTTTAGCGACTAGTTGTAATAATCCACCAGTCATAGTTATATTTATAGCATATATTATTAT